GATGGCACCGCCGCCCGCCGCGACCCAGGGAGACAGAGCCGCACGGGCTCGCGTCGCCTCTTCCTGCTGCATCTGTGCGGCACGGTTGGCCGCGCTCGCAGCCATGTTGCCGCCAGCCTGCGCGCCTTGCTGCGCAATAACACCCGATAGAGCGGAGAAAATCGCCATTTAGAGCGCCTTGCAGAACGTATGCTCGGCAACCGAATAACCCGCCCGCTTATAGACTTGGGCGAGTGCTTCGTGGCGAAGCCCATGCTCCGCGACCATGCCGAAGAATTGTACGTTGCGCGCCTTGGCGGCGGATTCGAGGTGCCTAAGCAACTCGGCGCCCGCACCTTTGCGGTGCGGTGGCTCACAATACCAGAACAACTCCTGCCCGATAAGCACTTTCTCATTCCAGTAGGCGGGAGAGTAAAGCGCCCCGGCCATGCCGACCGGCTTCCCGTCTTTCTCAAAAACCAACAGGATGCCCGCATGTGCCAACCGCTCCAAAGTCAGCGCAAAACTGACGGGGCAGAACTCGGCTTTGTCGGCCCATCCCGCTTCGGCAAAGAAAGCGCGACCCATCTCGATTAGATCGGGCGCGTCGTCTGGTACGGCGTCGCGGATCATCTAAATCACCTTCCAGTCAGTACCGTTGCCGATGGCCTGCACGATGTTCGCGCCGCCACCCGCCAGCGTGTTGCCGACAGTGACCACACTCGAATCGCTGCAGATCACCGTGTCTCCCAGCGTCGGCGTCATGGTGGCGATTACCGCGTAAGTGTAAGTCGTGCGCTTCACCACGCCGGTTCCAATCAACTGCAGATAGGCAATCAGCCATTGGCTAGGCGTGCCATCCTGGTTGACGATGCGGGTTTTGGAATTGAATGGCGCGGTCATCGTGGCAACGGCTTGATCTTGGTCCGCATCCCGTAGAATGCACGCTTGACCGGGTCTGATATGGAAATCTCAACCGTCCGTTGCCGGAAGGCGCCGAGCCGGTCCCACATGGCGCGGATGTAGCGGACACCCTGCCGGCCAAGGCTTGCGCGGCGCTCGTGGCTCCAACTGAAGCCGCCGTCGTCGCTGTAGCGCATCATCACCTCGGGGTCGGCCCCCTGCCCTGAAATCGCGCCGACGCCAAGCTCGCACTCAAGCTCAAAGTCCACCATGATTGCCCGCAGCGTCTCGGCATAGAACGGCAGGCCGACAATCACCGACCGTATGGGCTCATCCAGATCGGTGTAGGTATCGAGGTCAAGCTCCGCGACCTTGCCCGCCTGGAGCCCTACCAGCGTCTTGCCGAAGGCGCTGAAAATGCACTGCACGTCCCACTTGGCAGGTTCGATAGACGTGCCGCTCTGCCTCTCGTGCCAGATGGGCGCCCCAGCCGCTGCGGAGGCTGCAGGATCGAAAACGAAGGTCCGGTTGAGGCTCGGCAGGGTCAGGACGTAGAAGTGATGTCCGGCCTGGAAATACGTCATGCCGTAGGCATCCGAGACGGTGCCGACGCGAAGCACTTCCTCGATTGCGTGTGTCGAGATACGCGCGGGCTGATAGCCTTCGGCGCGGTACACGATCCGATCATCGCCCAGCCAGAATACGGAGTTGTCCATCTTGGCAGGGCTGCGGCGGGCCGCGCACCCGCGCTCAAGCAAAGCGCCCGGCACGCGCTCGAACGGGAACGGCGAGGCGCCGGTATTCGCCCACACTTCCACCGTTTCGGCGCCGAACAGCCACACCTCGCGGTGGTCCACCAGCACGCGCAACAGGCCGTCCGGGCTCGATTCCGCGCTCGCCACGTCCAGCGCATCCCAGGATGCGAAGTCCAACAGGCCGGACACGTAGAACTGGCCGCTGTCATCGTTCCGCGTGCCTACGCAATAACCATCGATATAGGCAATGCTCGACAGGCCCTCAGCGGGATAGCCCGCCGCCGTGACCTTGGTTACGGTCGTTCCCACGATGACGAACAGGTCGGGCACGACCAGAAGGCCAATCTGCAAGCCGTTGTTAATCAGGAAAGCGTCGCCGGTCGGGGGGATCAAATCGCCGCTGCAGGCCGTCGTAGTGCCATCCGATTCCACGCGATAGAGGATCGTTCCGGACAGGATATAGGCCATGCTCTGCGCTTCGAGGCCCGCGCGGATCGTGTCGCCGCCGATGGTCCGCCATGCCTTCTGGCCGGGCGTGCCGTACAGGACAACCTTGGTCCGGCTGCCCTCTGCGGTGGACGCCGCGTACAGGTTCACGACGCGCGCCGCGTTGACCGGGCGGGACCGCTGCTGGGCAAAGCCTAGGGCGAGAGGGCCGCGCATTAGTAAGCCTCGCTTTCGCCCGTGCTGAGCGGGTTTGCAGCAACAGCAGCGCCACCAGCCGCAACGGGGAGCAGGCCATACTTGCGGAGAAGCGCCATTACATCGGCAAGTGTGCTTTCGCTTGGGGAAACACTTATATCAGCCGGATAGTGTCGGCGGCCTAGCGTCTTTGAATACCCCCCGACCACCTTGCCGCCTTCTTTAGGCTGGGGATGATCGGCAAAACGCACTGTATTGTCGCCCGCTTTTACATAAAGCGACCCATAAGGACCATCCGGCACTTTGAATTTGATATCTTGCCCTTGCCTGATCGCCTTTTCTGCAAATGCAACAGCATCCCTCATCTGCTGCGTTGTTGCTTTGGGGTCTGCGCTTAGAAATTCAGTGCGGTCCTTATGCCGTTGTTCAAGAATTTCCGCCGCTCTTTTTATGCGTTTATCATTCAATTTGATTCGGTTCGGGTCCTTTCCGCCAGCCGCCTCAGAAAGAGGGTAAGAGTACCTTTCACGCAATGAGGCGGGTGCTTGTTCCGGAATGTATGGACCCGCTGGGCGTTCTCCAATTCGGGGCAATACGTCGTTAAGAGGATTTGCCGCCTTCGCGCCCTTGGTGATAAGCCGGCCACCCGGAACGACGCCAGCCGCAGCCGCAAGCATGTTCGCCACGCCGCCCGCTGCATCCCATCCCCTGCCCTGCATCGCCGCCTTGGCCGTCTCGCCGCTGGCTTGCACCGTGTCGCGGATGGCCGCGCCGGGTGATAGTTCGGCAACGGCATTCGGCAGGCTCGCATAGGCTTTGCGCGCTTCGGGTGGAAGCATACGCCACGCCAAGGCAAGCGGGTTTGTCTCGGTTTCCGCAACTGCGTCCACCGCTCTTGCAAACCAGTTCTTGCGGGGTTTGTCCGCCACCGCTCACCCCTGCGAGAAGTTGAAGCGACCAAACCGGCGAGGACGGAGCGCAAGCTCGGGAGCCGACGTAATTGGCACGTAGTAATAGGCTTGCAGGGCCGTCATGGCGCGCTGGATTGCCAACTGGTCATCCGGGCTCAGGGATACGCCGTAGGTCCCGGCAAGCTCGCGCTGCAGCATCAGACCGACATTGCGAAGCTGCCCATCCGGCACGTTCACGACGGTATCGAGCGAGGCGAGATCGGTGTGAGCGTAGCGGATGCCCTCGCTCTCGAAGCCCGCCAGCAGATCGTTCAGTTTCCGCAGGCCGTAATTGCCCTGCGTGTCGGTCATGGCTTCCTGATCCGCCACGACGCCAAGGTCTTGCATGGCGTAGGTGATTACGTCGCGTGCGGTTCGGCTGCTCATGATCCGCTCCTGATGCCCTGCCGGACGTGAAGGCGGCCCGTCACCACCACGAGGCCGGATGACGTGACCGCCTGGTGCAGGAAGTCGCCCTCAAGCTGGTACGTGTCGTCATAGGTCAGGGCGACGGAGAACGAGCCCGCTGCGGCTGAAATGATGGTCGTGGTCTTGGTCAGCGTCGGCGTCTCGCGCGCCGGGTCCCACGGCGGTTGACCAACGCGCCACTGTACCGTCGAGCCAGACAGGCTCTGTACCGCGTTATCGGGGTCGCGGGCGTACATGGGGAGCGTGCGCGTCTCGCCCGCCACGATGTCGAAGTTCTGGACGTTAGGCATTCGCCCTCACCACCTTCAGCCCGCGCATGTTGAGCGCCATAAGCAGTTCAACCGCAGTCGGCTCGTACAGGGGCCGCGTCGGCGCCAGAACCGCGTGCAGGGCATCCTTGATGGCGTTGAGGCGCTCTTCCGCCTCGATCCGGTTACGCATCGTGTCGGTCACACCAGCGCCCGCAGCGTCGAGATGCGCGCGGGCGGCGGCCAATCCAATCGACTCGTTCTCCGATGGGAGGCCCTGACAAGAGATATCAAATTCTTCAATGGCCTCCTCAAGCCTTGCGGCGTCGATTTTGGTTTTCATGCGGCCTCCTTGCGCGGCCGGCCGGGGCGGCGCTTCTCGGCAATGTCGGCCATCGTCTCGGCGCCCATTTCCCGCGCGACAGTCACGAAGTCCGGCGTGTCGCTCCAGCCTTCCGGCACATCTTCGGCGCACAGGAATACCCGGCTCTCGCCGTTCGGCCCGTAGCGATATCC